ATGGCCTGTGTAGATACCATTGCAACCGAGAACATTGATTTTTGTGCCGATCAAGAAAACCCTGCCGGTATTTCCCCAGTGGAGATTTATGCCGCTAGGGTGATCGATTTTGAAACCATCATTAAGCCGGCCGCTCTTGGTGTGGCCACTACATTGGAACTGGCAGGATCAATTGTCGACCCGCATGCCTTTCCAGCTGGTAAAGGCTTCTTCAAGATCAATATTTTGCCCGATACGGGTAGTGTTGAGACCACCAATGAAGGTGAGAAGGGGTCCAAGACCAATACGAACGTATTCTCAGGAACCTTGCCCGGTAACAGCGCGAGGAACATCGGGTTTATCAGAAAGTACCAGAATGTAGGTATGATATTCCTTGTAAAACAGATAAACGGTGAGATTCGCCAGATTGGGTCCGAGGACTCACCTGCGTATTTGACCGAGGCGTCCGGTACCACAGGACTGAAGGCGGGTGACATCAACGGAATGCCGGTGAAGTTTGCCGATGTACAATCCTATCCGGCCCCTGTCTACACAGGAACGATAACCGAGTTCACACCAGCCTAATATGTTGTTCCAAATAAGACCAGGTAGATATGTGGTGCCCGGAATCGGAAGGGTCGATGCAAACAAGGAGGTTGCTCCTGAAGTTGCATTGAAACTTTACGAGAGCAGGGCATTCCCTTGGTGTGATCCAGTGATCAAAAAGGAAACCGTGGATTTCATTAAAAAGCAAAAGCCGGAACCAAAGCGGATAGCCTCTTTGATCCAGGCGGCAAAATCCCCTGAAGAAGTCGATTTCCTTTTGGAAATAAAATCCAATAATACATTGAAGAACATAGCGGAGACCAAAAAGGCCTCTTTTGACGAAGCACCAGCAGTTTGAGTTAGTATATTTTAAATTTTCTCCAAAAGCCCCTTATCAAGGGGCTTTTCCGTGTCCTTTTTTGACTGTTGCCGTTTTTTCAATTTGCCCCCATGAACAAAATTGAAGAATGGTTCTCCGGAAACCTTGACTATTACCAAGGGGTCATTATTTATAGTGGGCTTCCGGAACATAGTTCCAGGACCTTGAGGCAACTGCAAAAGGGAAAGTCCCAAAGGAACATGTCCCAATTGATATCTGAGCTGAGAAAGGCAAAGAACTCGAATATTGGAACATTGCCGGTAAAAAAGACCATCCCTCCAACCGTGTCCCGAGTGAAAGAGCCGGAAGACATGTCCATGGAAATACAGCGCAAGGTAATTTCACAAGAAAGCGCCAAAAAGGAGTTTGATGGTCTGCGCATGGGAGATCTACCACAGGAACTGCGCCCAAAATTCAGTAGGGCAAGGGCATTGTTCCATGAAATGATAGAACTCAAGTTTATGTTGAACGATCTGGATGATGACTTGAGGGACGAGGCACTTGGTTTGATGTTGCAGATTGAGGATAGGGACCAGGAGAGGGACCTATTATGGGAAGAGCTCAACCATTGGAAAAAGTTCAAAAAACTGCTTCCCCAGCCCAATGATGTCCTTGACGGACAGACCCCACATCAACTCTACCTCAAGAAAAGAAGTGCCACTAGCAGCATCACCAAAATATCGAACCGGATCCAGGAGAAGGTAATTGCTTTGGAAAAAGAGACCAATGGCCATAAACGGTTAATTCTTAAGTCTGCCATCAACAGGAGCTGGGAAACCATCCACAAGCATCGGGTTTTGATCAATAGGATAAACAAATTGTTATGAGCGCAGGAAGATTGATGTCCCAGCCAAAGAAGGACAATACCGTGGAGACCATAATCGCCCATTACATGGATGATAGGGCGGTAAAACTGACCCCAACACAGAACGAGCAGAAACAACGGTGCGAGGCCGCTTTTACAATGTTGATATGGGGCCACACCATCACACAGGTGGTCAAAAAACTACAGGGACTTTATAAAATCAAAAAATCTGCAGCTTATCGGACATTGGCCGATGCAGAGCTGATATTTGGTAGTGTGAAGAAGTTCAACAAGGATGCCTGGCGTTTTATCCAGATTGAGCGTAAACGTAGGCATATCCATAAATGTGAGCTTGAGGGGCGAATGGACCTTGTGGTCAAATTGGAGGAACAGATCGACAAACTTATCGGATTTGACCGTGATGACCTTGCCTTTGATCCAGAAAAGCTAAAATCGCAGAACTACGACCTTAAAATATCCGATGCGATGCAAAAGGCCCTACTCCAGTTGATTGCAAAGGGGCCTGTTGACATGAACAACTTGGAAGCCGAAGAGATACCTTATGAGCCAGTTCCTGATAAAGCCTAAAGAAATTGTACTGAACATTGCCCAGCTGGTAGCCATTTTGGCCCCGCAGGCGATAAAAATGCTTATTTGGGGCCGTGGCACCGGAAAATCCACCATTTTGGCCTGGTTCATGTTCAATATGGCAAAGCACATGCCCGGGGCAACCTTTATTTTGGTAGGAAACACCTATGCCCAGATACTTTCCAATACCCTCAAATCCACAAAGGCCGGACTCGCCATGTTCGGTTTCTATGAGAACATAGATTATGTGGTCGGTACCAGGGCCGGAAAGAAAATGGGGTTCAGGTTGCCCTATGAGACCCCCGATAAATGGGAGAACATTATCCACTGGAGCAATGGGACCGTTTTCCAGTTGGTGAGCCTTGACAATGCCAATAGCGGCCGAGGACTTAACTCATCCGGCTTCCTTTCTGACGAAACGGCCCTTCAGGACGAGGATAAACTGGCCATATCGGTAAAGAACACGAACCGCTCCATTCCAAAGGAACTGATCTGGAAGAACAACCCCTTTCTTTTCTCAGAGACCTATGTAACCTCCATGCCCATCACAAAAAAGGGAAATTGGGTGTTGAAGTACGAAGAGCTCAACCGTACAGATCCAGAGAAGTATTTTTTCCAAAAGGCCAATGCCAAGTTGAACCTGGAAAACCTCAGACCGGACTATTTTGAGTACATGAGGCAATCCTATTCCAGTGAGCTGCTTTACAATGCCGAGATGTTGAACATACAGCCCAAGGAGATAACCGATGGGTTCTACGCACAGCTGAACCCCGATATCCACTATTATACGGATTATGACAATGGGTACCTTGAGACCATAGACCCATCTTCCGACCTGGATGTAAAACATTTCGATTGTAGACAGGACCGGGACCTTAACCCAAATCTACCATTGATCGTCAGTGTGGATTGGGGCGCGAACATCAATTGTCTTTCGGTATCACAGTTACAGGACGATACCTATAGGATCCTCAACTGCTTTTTTGTGAAGACCCCCAAGATATTGGACCATCTGTTCCTTGAGAAGTTCATACCATATTACAGGAACTTTCCGAACAAGGTGATCAAATTCTATTGTGACAGGACCGGAAACTCGCGTGTGGCGAACAGCAAGGATACCTTTGCACAACAGGCGGCCAAGATATTGCGTGGTGCCGGATGGAAGGTCCATGAGATGACGGTTGGTAAGAACCCGGACTATATGGATAAGTTCAGGCTTGTCAATGTCATGCTGAGGGATGATGGTAGGGGAAGATTGCCCAAGATCCGAATCAATGAGGTGAACTGTAGCGATCTTATCGTGTCCATGGAGCATGCCGAAATAATCGACACCACCGGTGGATTGAAGAAGGATAAGCGTAGCGAAACACGGAAGACCGTGGAACAGGAGCATGCCACACACTTCTCCGATACCTTTGACTATCCCATCTACTCGATGTTCTGGGACCTATTTGTACAAGGGCACAGGGCCAGTGACAGTCTACCCAATTCCACCATCATCCTGTAGGAATTCCAAATTCATATTATCATCAATTTATTAAACGGCAACAGTCAAAACTCCATTGGCCACGGCGTGTGCTGTGGGCGCAAAAAAGGAAAAGCCCTGTTTTGTGGGGAATCCAATGTTTTGTTTCCAAGGAGGTTGGCCCTAAAAAAAACGGAAAGTAATTTTTATGTTTTTGTATCTTGAAATAAATTTTTGAGATGCGTGTATTCTTTTTTCTATTGTTTGCCCCGTTGATTTCCTTCTCCCAATTGGAAATCGATTCATCAACCGGGGATTTGGTGTTTTCCAAAGTATATCAAGTGGACATTCCCAAAGATTCCATCCATAAAAAGACCGTGGAATGGATTGCCATTACATTCAACGACGCGAAATCGGTGATAAAGCTCGACTCAGAATCCAAGGTGATTGCAAAAGGTTATTTTGAGATTCATTATCAAATTGGCCAATACCCCTCGGAAAACGATGTCAGTTTCACCATGGACGTTGCGTTCAAGGATAACCGATATAAGGTCGATATATTCGATGTTGTCCTCGAGTCCATCCAAGGGATTAAAATGGATGCATCAACCTATTTCAAGGTTACCAGCATTGAGGACTATAGGGAAGAGCTCAAAAAAATGGAGGAACAATCAACGGATAATACCATTAAAAAATACTACACCAGGCTTCTCTCAAACCATTCGAGGCTTGAAAGGGAGTACCCGCGCATCCAGAAAACCTACGGGATTATCAAAAAAGAAATCGAATCCGGCATTTTGGACATGGCCGAATCCCTATATTCTTATGTGAACAAAGAGGCTGACAACGACTGGTAGTCTCGTGTCCTTTTTTATGGGAGGTTGTTTGACAACCTTTCATTCGTGAACGTCAGGATTACCATACCCACCAACTGGAACGAGCTTTCGTTCGACCAGAACGACAATATCGCCCATCAGCTGCATTGCTACCAGGAACTCATCAAGGATGATGTGGCACAGTTGCAGCGGACATCCCAACGACTTTTTTACCAAGTCACCAAGGAGCTTTTGAGGCATAATTCATTTTTTGCGGTAAGGAGGGTGATGCGCGAAGTCCATCCTAAGGAGTTCGTCAAGTTCTCAAATTTTGTTTATGGGGAAGTTGATCGTACAAGATTCCGTCCCAAGTTGAAGATAAAGGGAATAGTTTACCATGCTCCAGGTACAAGGCTTAGGAACATTACCATTGGGGAGTTCTCATTTGCGGACGCTGCTTACTATCAGTGGACGCATACCAAAAAGCCAATATGGCTTGATGTTCTGTGTGCGACCCTTTATCGGGAGCAAGCCAAGGAACCTTCCGATATAGACATGAGAAAGTCTTTTGTCAAACAGGCCGTTGACGGAAGGGCCGATTCTTTTGCCCCCGTTTCCATAAAGACCAAATTGGGGATAGCCAAATCCTATGAGGGCTGTAGGAACCATATCGAGAAATCGTTTCCAAGGATTTTCCCGAAGCCAATTGTCATTGAGGGACAGGTTTCCAAAAAAACAAAAAAATATGTGAGTTTCGGAAAGATAATATTGGACAAGATAGATGGGGACCCTTCAAAATTGGAGCGTTCCAACAATACCCTCCTGTATGACTTTTTGAGCATAATCGATGCGGATATGGAACGGATCAGAAAAAGAAAGAAATGAGCGATATCAACCACCAGGTCCTTGTAGAATATTTTGGGTCCCTTGCAGATGGGCACAAGGGCATAAGCGGATTTTTCCGTATGGACCTTACCGAGATAATGGGGAGCTTCAGGAAGGGATTTGGATTTCCGTGCATGGTTTTGGAGAGCCATGACGGAGATCTTGGTGAAAGCTCCAGAACTGCCACATCCAACAATAGGGGCTTTGCATTCACCATTTATGAGAACCCGAAAAAGGATAATCCCGATGATCAGAACGCAAAACTTTCAAGTTGTGAGGTGATCGGCCTTCAAGTAATCGCAAGGATGAAGCATGATGAGGCTCAGGAAGGACACTTTCTAAATGGAAAGTTTAAAGTTGCCTCGGTCAAATATGCAAAGGTAGGACCCATATTTTCCGAAAAACTTTATGGATACCGTTTTGAAGGAGAAATATCGGGCAGCGAACCCCTGTTTTTTGATCCTACTCTTTGGAGCGATAATCCTGTAAAGTGCGAATAGTCACCATGTCCTTTTTTAAATACGCTGCAATTTCCACCTTGTCCGCATGTCCGATGATACTATATATATGACTGATGTCCTTGAACAAATGAGGTCCTTGGACGAAGAGGGGCGAGCAGTGCCTTTCAGTATGAAGGTCCGGACCCTACAAAAAAACTCAAGGACAGGGGGGAAGATGATAACCTATCCCAAGGCCAAAATGGTCATGGCGGAAGAGAATCCCAACAGGGACAGTATAATGGCACTTCGCACAAAGCGGACATCAAGGACCGGGATAAGTAGGGACCCTGACCACTTTGGGAACAAGACCAGGAACATCAAGACAATACCTGGCGGGGATATACGAAAGATCCACATCCGATATATAGTCGAGTTCAACGGGAAAAAGGTAATTTATTGATGGGAAATATAATCTATTATGGCGATGTTGCATTTGCCTCTGGAAGCAAAGCTGCTTTTGCTTTTGGAAGTGGTACCAAGGAACATACCATCATTAACCCTGAAGACAAGTCAGGCGGGGTCATCGCTAAATGGGGTGATGACAACCAATATCCGCAGAAGTTCAAAAAAGCCTTGAACCTGAACGGTGCCGGTGGAGCGGCATTGAGGGTCCTTCGTTCGACGCATTATGGACAGGGCCTACATCTGTACAAAGATTCTGTCAACAAGGGAAAACGCGACAAGGTCATGATGTCCGTAAAAGATTATGGGGACATCAATACATTTTTCAGAAGGTCCCGGATGAACAGGTTCTGGACCGAGACCATTGCCGACCTGGAAACCTACTATATAGCCTTCCCGGAATTTATACTGACCAAGGATTTCAGTGAAATTTTCAGTGTCCGACGGTTACAGGCAGCCAAGTGCCGTTTTGAGAAGATCAACAAATCATCCGGTTTGGTGGAGAACGTTTATTTCTGTCATAATTGGGGGCCATACACCAATGAGGATAGCGAGTACGTGGAGAGGATCCCGGCCATTGACAGTTATTGGAGCGCGGAACAGATCAGGGAATACTGTAGGTCCAAAAAAATCTACAAGTTCGTATTGCCGATTTTTTATCCACTCATGAACGAGACCTATTATCCCGAGGTGGACTGGCATGCGGTTTACCATAATGGATGGATGGAGGTTGCCAATAGTATCCCTGAATACAAGAAAAACCTTTTTGAGCAACAGCTCAATGTCAAGTACATGGTTTACATCTCCGAAGAGTATTTTATCAGGATGTATCCCAATGAATGGAACGATTATACCCCTGAAAAAAAGAAAGAGGTCAGGGACCAGCTTACCAAGGCCATTGATGACCACCTGAGTGGAAACAAGAATGCCGGAAAGTCAATCCAGTCCGTTGTATATAAAGATAGGAACGACCAATGGGTAAAGGGTATTGAGGTAATCGCCGTGGATGACAAGATGAAGGATGGCAGTTATCTTCCCGAGGCCAGTGCCGCGAACTCGGAAATCATGTTTGCCATGGGTGTGGACCCTTCGATTGTAGGGGCCGGTATACCCGGTGGTAAAATGAACACCGGTAGCGGAAGTGACAAGCGTGAGGCGTTCAGCATTCTTACATCCCTTTTCAAGACCAAAAGGGAAATATCCTTGGAACCTTGGCAATTGCTCCGGGATTTCAATGGATGGGACCCAGAATTAGAGGCCGAGTTCGCCAATACAAAACTTACCACCCTGGACGCAAACCCCATGGGTGTTGAAACCACGATATAATGGCCACAATTCTAAAAGACATTCCAGATCTTAAAAAGTACGTATCCGTCAACAACTCCCTTGACTGGACCACGATAACCCCTTATGTGATCCAGGGGGACAGGAAGTTTTTGGTCCCCGCAATAGGACAGGCCCTATATGATGTTTATGCGGCCGAGCCACAAGGTGAAATTCCAAAAAAGGTCTTTGCCCTTCTTGCCGAGGCTTCTGCCAATCTGGCGATGTTCCTTTATATTCCTTTGGGCAATGTACAGGTAAACGACCATGGGATTTTCACCGAGAGTACGGAATTTGTAAAGCCGGCCGAATGGTGGCAGATACGGGACCTGAGAAGGACATTCTTGGACAATGGTTTTTCCGCCTTGGATGAAGCATTGAAAATAATGGAGGCCAATGAGGGCCAATTCCAACAGTGGAAGGACAGTGATAGCTATACGGTGTTCATCGAATTGTTCGTGAAAAGGACCGATACTTTTGATAGATGGTTCAAAATCGGGAACAGTAGACGTACTTTCTTGGCCCTTAGACCATATATGTTGGAGGCCCAACATCAATACTTTGTTGGCAGACTCGGAGAGGAGACCATGGCACGTATAAACTTCACGGCTAAGCCATTATCGTCACTGTCCACGGAACTGGCACAGGGAATCCCATTTAAAGTTCTGGGACTTATGCAGGCATCACAGGTGAACTATACTATTGCCAAGGCCATTGAATGTGGCATGTTCGATATTACTCCTACCGGGATATACCAGAAGATGGATGATTTTCCAGGGCAGAAAGTAAAGCTCTTGGATGATATACAACTGAACCGATTGTTACAGGCAAGGATTACCGCTGGTGAAGAGTTCTTCAAGAAGGCGATAGCTTTGATAGAGGCAAATCCAAATGAATTTCCTGAATATTCCCCATCTGAAACGGCCAAGTTCGTACAACCCGCCAACACGAAAAGCACCGTATCGTTCTGATGTCCTTTTTTTAAAATATAGCAAGATGCAAATTTGAAAAAACCATTGGAATGGCATTACCAAGACCTTCTTCACTTCTCAAGAACAAAATAAACATCAGGGCCGTTGGTAATAGAGTCAACGAAGCCACGGCAGAAGACTTTCAGGAGTTGGGAACCATACTTAACGCATTTGCCGATGCCATTGAATCCTTGATGGGAAGTGAAACCCCAAATCCAAATTATGGTACTTTCTCCAGTCTAATTTTATTACAGGCGGCTTTTCCCTCTGGAGAACTGAACGCCTACGCCATAATAGACCCCGGTGTTGGTACTCCACCACAAATAGCACTTTGGGACAACACGGACAACGAATGGGTATTGCAGGTTACATCTGGAACTGAGACAGTGAACGAGGTAAACCAAGGGGACCATGTAGAAGGTCTGATTGTACAGGATATAAATGGGAATGATTACATGATGGTATCGGGAACCTTGGTGGGTACCGATCCAACATCATTGGAGGATTATTCCCCAAACTCGATATACAGGGAATTATGAGTGAAGGAGAATTAAACATCATTTTAGGTCTTCTGTTTGCCTTGCATGTGTTGCAATCGGTACTCATCGCAAGATTGCTATATAAGGACAGAAAATCCGATAGGATCATCAAGACACAAAAAATCGAAATGGAAGGTTTTGTGATAGGTGTCGAAAATCAAGAATTAAAAGTTAAGCCAAAAGAATGAAATCAGCATTTACAATCATCCTGTGCCTATTAGTTTTTAGTGGCGTAGAGGCCCAATTTTCAACAACCAAGGAAGGGTATTCAAAGTTTGGAAAGAAGCCACAAGAGACCACGTTATCTGACAATGATAGCATTCCCATATTCAAAAATGGTGATAATGTTTTAAGGGCAATTTCTCTTTTCGATTTTAAATCTTTAATGCCCGCTGGTAGTGCGGATAACTTGGGAAACCATTCTGCGACCCAAGCCTTGGACATGAACCAGTTCCTTATCGATGATCTGTCACTGATTGAATTCGATTCATCGGGAGGAAACAGGATTCAACAGGGGTTCACCAGCGACACCAATTATTATTTCTACAATTTCATAGGTGGTTCAGCCGCATCATTCAATACCATTTTGGATAAAATGACCTTTGGTGCCAGCCTAGTCGAGTTCGGTTCCCTTGCGGGGACTGGTGTAAGAATGGTAACGGTAAACGCCGCAGGTCAACTATCAACACAGGCCATAACAGGTGGTTTGGGCGCTGATTCGTTCGTAAAGGAGAATGTGGTTGTGGCCACTACGGGAAACATCACATTGAGTGGTTTACAGACCATTGAGGGCAATACATTGACGGAGGGTGAAAGGGTTCTTGTGATGGCCCAGACGGATGCGTCTGAAAATGGTATTTACACGGCTTCATCCGGGGCTTGGCCCCGTGCCGCCGATGCTAATTCAACACAAAACCTATCAAGTGCAATGGTTTATGTTTATGGGGGGATAGTCAATTGGGATAAAATATTCATTACCAGCTTTAATGGTGGGGATGTCATCGGGGTCGATGATGTGATATTTACGGAGTTCGACCCTACGGCAACTGGTAGTGGAGATGTAACAGCGGCATCAAACTTCGGGACCGACAATGTTTTGCTTCGTTCAGACGGAACGACAAAAGGTGTTCAAGCATCTGGAATATCGATAAGTGACTTAGACGAAATCACTGGTGTACGGGCATTACATACCACTGTGGGGAATGTGTCAGCAGGGGGCAATGTATATGGGAATGAGCATTGGGTGAGGCCCATTTCATCGCCAACAAATAACAATGATGGTAACATTTATTATGATATAGACACCCATCAGATATTGGGAAGAATCAATGGTGTGTATGTTGATTTAGGGGCAAGTGGAGGCTTTGGAAACCCGGCAACATCCGACTTGGCCATGGCGGATTTTGACATCACGAATATTGGCGAGATATACATCAACGGAACGTCCACGGACAATGATGATTTTATTTTTGGTAGGTCCGATTCCGGGTCTTATTTCTATGACGAGGATGCCTACAACAATTTGGTTAAGGGCCGATTTGATATAGCGGCCGCCACGGGGAATGCCAACTATGAGGGAGATTTCAACATAAATGGTGAACTGACCATTAACGGGGTTGGAGTTGGAAGCACTCTTGGGGAAGAAAATGCCACTGCAACAAGAAACGCAGCCCTTTCGGATGCAGATGGTTTTGTGAACGTCAACAGTGCCAGCGATGTCACCATTACGATACCGACCAATGCCACAACCGCCTTTCCGGTCGGTACAGTCCTTAGCTACTTTCAGGAAGGTACAGGGGACATCATAATCGCATATTCGGGAGGCGTTACGGGCGAAGAGGCAAGGACATTCAACACAGGTCATAAGATAGTGCTTTGGAAAACAGGGACCGATGTCTGGCAAGTAATTTCAAGGCCCGCATCCGCTTTGGTGACCAGCGCTGAATATACTGCACTTTCAACAGCATTGAAGAACAACGGAACATTGTACGGAACTAGCGATTGATGAAAAAACTGTTTTACATACTTGTTTTGGCCCCACTTGTTGGGATTGCCCAAATAGATATTGATGCCACGGGCTATTATCTGCACGGTACGGAGGTGCAAAAGATTTATCTATATGGTTCAGAGGTATATTCCAAGCCTTCCGGTGGCGGTGAACTCTATCCCTTTGATGATGCAGCCGGGCCAAACGACACCAATACACCACCTGATGCTGCATGGGCCGATGTTTATTCCAATGGTACTGCAAACGAATCTGTGGAAAGCGATGGTAGTGGTGGATATGGACTCAAATTTGAGATAGATAATACCGGAAACTATAGGCCATATTTCCTTGTGAACCTTACTGCGGGTGTGGTCTATGATTATGTGGTCAATGGCGCGGCCAATGCCGCTTCCCAAATAAGGATTTTGGACCCGCAGATACCCGGGGGAGATTATGCGGGTATCAGTTCCCAACCATTTTTTACGACATCGAATGCAACATACAACCTAACTCTTTCCCCGCCTACGACCGGGACATATAGAATACAATATAATTTCAACAGCCCATCATCGGATGATTGGGTTAGGTTGAACAGCATTTCAATTCAAGCACAATGAGAAAGATATTTTACATAGTACTGATATTGTTGCCAATTCTAGGTAACGCACAGGATAGTATCCAAGTCGATTACCTAAGTCTAAAGGGGAAAAAGATGACCCTTAAGCTGGATGGGATCGATGCCCTTGAGGAACGGCTGAACATGAAGGAAATTGAACCCAATTATGGCCACACCATAAGTAGATATGGTATCAAGCCAGAAAGGCTCATTGCAATCAAAAACATCACCACGGGGGATACCATTGAGTTTGTTCCAAAGGAGGCAACCATAAAAAGAAAAATGGTGGTCCTTGGACAGAACGACAACCAGCCTTTCATTGCCGAATGGCATACGGAGTGGTATGAGTTTAAAGAAACACAAAACCCGGAGAAGGAATGAAAAATGCATTGTTCTTCATATTTATCTTTCTTAGTGTCCTTTCCGCAAGCTCACAGGTTCTGGCAACGCCATGGGCGGAGGGCTATGGAAGGCATGTAACGGGTGGCCGTGGCGGTTCTGTCTATAAGGTAACCAATACCAATACAAGCGGAGCCGGTTCATTGATAGATGCATTGAGCAGTGGGAACAGGATCATTGTGATCGCTGTTGGCGGGGTACTTGACCTACAGGAAACGGAATACCAGATAACCGCAAGCAACATCACCGTCATATTTGTCACGGCCCCAACGGATTCCGGGGGCTTCCACGTTGTCAATGGGGCCTTGTTCTGGAGAGGTGACAACTACATTGTGGTTGGTGGTCACTTCGCCTTGGGGGATTATGGGTACAAGGACGCTTCTGGGAACATCATAGACCCAACAGCGGCCAATACAGGTGTTTCAGATTGCGTAGGGCTTTCAGGTGTTTCAGGTGCTTTTTTCAGCCACAACTCCATTTATGCCGGTGTTGATGAGAATATGAGTGTTTCCGGTTCGGAAGATATTACCATGATGTTCAATTTGGTGGCTTGGGCATTGGCGAACTCCAACCACTATGAGGGTGGGGTGCATTCAATGGGAGGACTTATCAACCTGACCCATGATGGATTGGTAAGCTACCTGAAAAACTATTTCTATAGAAACAGGGACAGAAACCTTAGAACGGGCCGTTCCAGCTTTGAACTCATAAACAATCTATTTTTTGGCATGTACGGCCAGTCCACTTTTGGAAGTGGTCAATCATTTGTGGTCATGTACAACCACTGGCAGAAGAGTGTCAATCAGGAAATATATAACGGGCAGACCATTGCCCAACAATCCGATGCGACCCATGGTTTTGGCGGTGCGGTATATTTTGAAGGAAACACACGTAACCATTCGGTTAACAGCTTTATAGATGCGGATTGGACCAATCAAGGTGTTATTGTTGCAACTCCACAGGAGGCTATTTATTCGGCTTCGGTGAATATTTGGAACTCGTCCCAAGTTCAGGACTCCGTACTTGCGAATGTTGGGGCCAGATGGCCTGTATTCACTGCAAGGGACCAAGAGGTAATAAATGACTATGCACTTGACCAAAACAACATCATCGATTCCCAGACCGAGATTGGAGGATTTGAGACCGCATCCGCCGGAACATTGAGACCGGATGTTGACAATGATGGTATGGATGACAATTGGGAGACCTCAAAGGGTCTGAATGTGGGAGTTGACGATGCAACAAGCAAAACTCTTGATTCTGATTATGACAACATCGAAGTTTGGATGCATGAAATAATTGGATTGGACACATCCACTATTCCTGTGACCGGAATTGTATGGGACAATGATGCCCAGACATTCAACGTTGGTGGCTTTTTGGATTTGAGTTACACATTCAGTCCAGGGAACGCAACTGACCAAGGCTTCACATTGTCATCATCAAATACGGGGGTCATCAGCAATGCAGGGGCCGTTGTTGGCGAGGGTACCGCCACATTGACCATCACAACGGATGATGGAAGTTTTACGGACATAATGAATGTGACGGTAAATGCTGCAGTTAGCACTTCAGGTTCCGGATTGGGAAATAAAACGAAACTTTTCAAAATAATGAACTAATGGAAGCAGACTTTTTAAATCATATAAGCATTGGTATGTGGGTCATGTTCAGCCTTGGCATATTGTCGGTCATCATGTATTCGTGGACCACTATTGATGAACATGACGGGGTGAAAAAGTATTTTAAGCTCACATGGAAGAACTTCTTTTTTCACTTGGTTTCCTCATTTATGGTATTCATTTGTTTGGAAGAGCTCAGCGAAAAGATCATTGAGATATGGATTCCAGCTCTTAAGGCAAGTGGCACTTATCACTTTTCCATGTCCGGTTTGGTAGGTATGTTCGGGTCTGCTTTTATCGCATGGATGATTGAAAAATCAAAATCCATATTTAAGTAATGACAGAAAAAGCAAAATATAGAAGTGAGTGGTTATATCGTGCATTGGTCGTGGCAATGTTGGGCTCTATGGTTTCCTTTACCTTTTCTTTTGCTCCAAGAGCTTTTGATGCAATAAACAACAGAACTTTTGATTCTCCAGAGCAAAAAGTCAAGGTGTTGCAAAAGATGGAAGCGGAGGCTGTTATCACACCTAGCCAACGGGACCAAATGATGATGCATATGGTTGACACCGATAGACACATGAGTGCATCAGAAAAAGAGCAACTCATTATCATAAGGGAAAACCAAAAAAGGATAGGTCAGGACCTGCAGGAGATTAAAAATCTAATCCGTAAAAACAATTGATATGATAGCACTATATTCCAAAATGCCCGAATTTATGAAGGCGATGTTCTGGTTCATCATCGGAGCTATTTGCCACGCAATTTTTTGGTAGATGAAACTTAGCGAGAAACAACAAATATTCACTTACCACATTGCTTGCCTGATACATTATGCTTTCGATGTCCATGGTATTAGGATGACATTGGGAGAGGCCCATAGAACCAAAAGCCAAGCCTTGTTGTATTATTTTGGGTATGAAGTTGTAAAGGGCGGTGTTCTGGGGATAAAACTTGTGAAGGCCGTTAAAAAAAGCTGGACTTTGGACAGTCTTCACCCGGATAGATTGGCAGTGGATTTCAATTTCTTCATTGATGGAAAACTTACCTATAAATATGAGGACATCAAACCTCTGGGGGATTATTGGGTTTCACTGGATCCAAAGAACAGATGGGGCGGTGATTTCAAGAAGCGTGGAAGGAAACCGGATGAAGATGAAACAATCGACACACCACATTTTGAACGACAAAAATAGAACGTTATGAACTGGAAAATGCTTGCTTTGGCTTTGATCATATATTCAGCTGGAGTTTTGTCTGGTGGCTTTGTTGGACACAAGGCAACCTTGAAAACGAACCAAAGTAATTTGGAACAGATGACCCCAACGTTGAACATGGCCATTGAAAAGTCAACCAATGAGATCATAAACAAAATAGATGTTCCGAAAATCAAAAAATCGGAACCGGTTCAGATCATCTTGTCACCGAATAACGAGCAGATTGCGGTCAGGGACACATGTAACACAATTGACCTGACCAAGCTTAACAATAGTCAATTGAAACGGCTGCAGCGTTGGTTAAACGATTAGTAAGCATTTTCAATCTTTCATTAAAGTTACTTTCCAGTTCCTTTAAGTCCATCATTTGTTGATTTATTAGGGCTTGTCCTTTTTAATGAAAGGGTTTGGGTTCATATTACACTATGGATTCAATGTGTGAAATCATAGAAAATCTTCCTATGGATTTTGTGGACAAGGTCAACAAGGCCAAATGTATTGGTGACCTTTATGGTATGAGGATCAACGTGTGCTAAAAAAAGAAACAATTAATTGACTCCAGAATCGAAAACTTAAACTTTTTATGGCCATGAGAACAGGTGAGAACGCAAGGGACATTGTCCAATTGGAGAAAAAGGCGGGTCAGAAAGCTGCAAGGACCATATCCAGAAACCTTAAATCCATTCTGGCCACGGCAACAAGAAAGCATAGTGGCCAACTTCTTAAAATAGCTGGGGCCAATGCCGTCATGAGATTTGATTCCCTGGAATCCATTTCAATACGTGTTACATCGGCCGTGTTTAAACAACATTATGGTTTCGAGGGAATAAAAAAGAATGGGGTTTTCATGAAGATGAAGCCCTTTGACCACTTTACACTTTTACAGAATAAGAGTGAGAGGGCATTGGAAAGTTTAATTGATGAAATATCAGGCTTGCGGGCCGAAGAAATAACCAGCAAAATAGATTTTTGATGTAAAAAAGCCCCGGTTTCCCTTATATCGTCCAAAACATAAAAGAAAAGCATATCGCCAACCGGGGCATGAGCCTTGGAAACGATATGCTTAATTGTTTTGGACGGTAACAAATATATGAAATGAACACACCAATTAGTTATTATGGGGGCAAACAAAATCTAGTTTCAACCATTCTGCCTTTAATCCCCATTCACGAGATTTATACAGAACCATTTGTGGGCGGTGGTGCAATCTTTTGGGCAAAACCCAAGAGTAAGGTAGAGGTAATCAACGACTACAATAGGGAACTCATAAATTTTTATGAATGTGTACAAAATGAATTTGTGGATTTGGAAAAGATGGTACGAATAAGCCTCCACAGTAGAAGCCTTCACAATGATGCAACTGTGGTGTATGCCAATCCACACATGTTTTCCAGAATTAAAAGAGCTTGGGCCGTTTGGGTTTTGGCATCGCAGAGTTTCTCCAGTCAATTGGACGGAACCTTTGGTTATGATAGGATGTCAGGTACTACAAGTTCAAAAATCACTAACAAACGGGAAGCTTTTACAATGGACTATAGTATCCGGATACAGAATGTGCAGATAGAGAACACTGACGCCTTAAGGATTATCTCATCAAGGGACTATGATAGGGCATTCCATTATTGTGATCCACCATACTTTAATAGTGACTGTGGTCATTATGATGGGTACAGTAAAGATGACTTTGCCAATTTACTCTCTTTGCTTTCAACGATAAAGGGTAAGTTCCTTCTAAGTAGTTACCCCAGTGAAATCCTGGAAGAATATACTAAGGAACATGGTTGGTGGACCAAAACCATTGATCAAACGGTTAGTGTGGCCAACAACTCCAATAAGCCCAGAAAGAAAAAGACCGAAGTATTGACAGCCAATTATGACATGTCCAACGCCAAGGATGATTGGCAGCTGTTTTGATGTCCTTTTTTAAACAGTAAGGAGTCATCAATTTGTGGGAAATTAAACTTTCCCATGGCGGATAGACCCATAACCAGAAGGCTGAAAATCTACATCAATGGAGAGGAAATTGATGCCACCATTACAAATATTAGTAAGAATCTGGCTAAATTCCGGAGTCTTGCCAACAGGGCGGTTGAAGGTACCCCAAAATGGAAGGAATATAATACCGAAGTTGCAAAACTTGAGGTTGAACTTAAAAAAGCAAGGGACGCACAGAAGGATTTCAGGGACGAAACCAAATTGGCCACTTCCGGAATAAAGGACGGTGACAAGGCCCTAGGAAAATTCACCAGTAGTTTTAATGACCTTATCCAAGGTTATAAAAGGGGAGATCTTTTACAGATCAAAGAGGGATGGCACGGCGTCAGGACCGGCATAACATCCGCGACCAAGGCCGCATTGTCATTTATTGCCACGCCAATTGGGGCTGCCATTGCCATTCTTGTGGGGGTTGGTGCCGCTGCCAAGGAATGGTTCAACTATAACCAGCAAGTGGTCGAGGCGTTAAGATTGACAACGCAACTTACCGGGTTGACGGACGGTGCCGCAGATGCCGCTAGGATCCGCGGTGAAGTAATATCAGAGACCTTCGGGGTTGATTTCAAGGAAACAGTGCTGACCGCGAATTCATTGGTGCAGCAGTTTGGAATAAGCTTCGATGAGGCATTTGATTTGATAGAAGGTCAACTTGTCAGGGGACAAAAGAACAATGATGAATTTTTCCAAAGTTTGAACGAGTACCCTGTATTCTTCAAAAGGGCAAAATTCTCAGCTGAGGAATTCGCAAGGATAATCGCCACTGGGTATGACCTTGGAATTTACTCTGACAAGCTGCCCGACGCCTTGAAGGAGGCAACGCTTTCACTCGAGGAACAAACAGACACGTCGAAGGATGCTTTGGAAAATGCATTCGGGAAAGAATTCACGGACGGCCTTTTCCTTAATCTGAGAAATGGTAGTATAACTGTAAAGGATGCCTTAAAACTTATTTCGGAAGAAACCCAAAGTGTAGGTTTGAACTCCCAACAGGCTCAGCAATTGACCGCAGATCTTTTCAAGGGGGCGGGAGAGGATGCCGGTGGTGCAATAAAGATATTTGAGGCATTGAACATTGCATTGAATGAACAACAGAGGGAGCTAACCGAGAGTGAAAGGATTCTACAAGAACAGGTCGAGTCAACTAGGGAACTCAAACAAGTATCCTCCGCACTATTTGCCACTGGGGATGAAGGTTTTGGACTTATTATCGACAAGGCGAAGCTATTGGGCACCAAAATATTGATTGATATACTTAGGGCCGGTGTCGACCTTACCAACTGGTTCATTGATTTAAACAACAAGTCGACGACATTTTCTGGCATTTTAACTTTTTTGGGTGAAGTTGGAACCACCCAACTTAAAATTTTGGTTACAGGGTTTCAAAACTTAGGAGGTGTAATAGGTGGTGTAGGAGATATAATCGAAGGTATTTTCACTGGTGATCTTTCAAAAGTACAAGATGGACTGGCAAGACAATTGGCTGCCGGTAAGAACTTTTTTGATGAACTCAAGTCAAAAGGAGTAGATTCAGCAAAGAGGATCAAGGAAGCATTTTCCGGAAACAATAAGTTGGAACGTATCACCATAGGTGATTTCGTTGCCGGTGGAGGCTCCGTCCAAGACGAACCAGGTAAGCCAACGGACCCTGGTGGAAAAGGTCCTGATGGAAACGGCTTGACCGCAGAGGATAAAAGGATTTTGGAAAGCCGTAAAAAGCTCAAGGAATTTCTCAAACAAATTGAAGAAGAGGAGGAAATCCAAAAGGAACTCAAAAAATTTGAAGAGGACCAGCGTGCGGAGGAGGAAGATATTCTTCGGCTTGAGAAAAAGTTCCAAAAAATGCGGGAAGAGGCCGGACTTGCAAATGAATTGACACAGGAACTATCAACGGAAGAAGCTTCATTGCTGGCACAACTTGAAGAGGCAAAGGAATATGAGATACAGCAGGTCAGGGACAAGCATTCCAAAATCCGTGAGAAAAAGGATGAGGAGGAAAAAAAGAAAGCCCTTGCCCGAGAGAAGAAGTTAAAGGATGAGCAGATAAAGGCCGAGAGAGAGCTCCAAGATGCAAAGAGGGAATTGTTGGATGTTGGCCTTCAGGCATTACAGGGTTTTTTTGATGAGTCCTCGTCAATCTATAAAGCCCTGTTCCTTACACAGAAAGCAGTTGCAGCTGCTCAGGTCGTTGTTGATGGTATTGCTGAAAGAGCGACCATATCCAAGGTGTGGGGGTGGAACCCGGCAATAGCAGGTCCAATGTTATTGGCATCAAAAATAAGAACAGCAACCTCTCTGATCGGGATAGCAGGAACCGCCATTCAAGGACTGGAAGATGGTGGGGAAACTTTTGATGGACCAAGTTCTGGTGGTGTAGATGGTAGGGGAGGTCGTTTGGCAATTGTCCATCCCGGTGAATATGTCGTCCCAAAGGCAGTGAGACAAGATCCAGCTGTACCGGCTATCATCGATTATCTAGAATCAAAGCGAAAGAGAAATATCGGCTCATATGAGAATGGTGGTGACATCGAAGGTTCCAGTCCTTTTAATGCCGATTCAACAATGGTTCAAGAAAGGCTCTTGGATGCAGTGGAACGTTTGACCCGTAAACTGGATGAACCACTAACACTTGAATACACACTCAATTCAGAGCGAGAGCGTCGAGAGCTTGCGGAAAAATTGGATTCAACTATTAACGAAGCAAAAGGGCTATAAAATGGCAATACAACCAGCATCTCCCGCAAATTTCACATATAAAAAGTACTCCTCTTCGGCCGGGGCACCGATACAGCTGTATTTTCCCAACATCCTGAACGCAGTGACCGATACCAAATTCATATCGGCTACTGGTGGGGCTTCATGGATAAAACTATCGGACATTAGATTTGAGAATTATAATGGCTATGCCACCCTTTCAATAAACACTAGGGTAGCCGATAATCTTTCTCCTGGAACGCACAGCGTTAGTTTTGAGTTCATTTTGACCACTACCGAGATTGATGCTCCAGGTGCAACTTTCAACTCCAGCCTAGGGGTATATAGGGTGAACCTTACCGTAACGGATACCATTAGACTTGCCATAAGGCCATCCACCTTTTCATTTAGTTACAAAGACGGTGACCCCACTCCATTGGACCAAGAACTGCTAATAAAATCAGAGAACAACTGGAGTATTGTTCCTTCAGAATCATGGGTCACACTGTCCCAGTCAAATGGAAATGGTTCGGGATCAGTGTTGGTTGGGGTGGATGTGTCCGGTTTGGATTTCGGTTTGTACGAGTCGCTTGTCACCATTAACGATGGTTTCTTTACAAAGAGTTTCACGGTCTATCTTACAGTGGACATTCCTCAAACCACGGATGACTATATTTTTTTAAATCCGCAGAACCTAGAGTTTCTAAACCAAGAAGGGGTGGCCAATGCTTCCGTAAGGACACTTGTGATTGATGCGGGTAACGATTGGAGCATATCCGCAGACCAACCTTGGATTCAGTTTTCGCAATCCAATGGGGCACTTGGAATAACCGAGGTTGAAGTTTCCGTCGAATCGGTGGGACTACAAGTTGGTGTGTATTCGACTCAGGTGACAGCGACTTCGGGAGGGGTGGTCAAAAAGGCCTATGTTGTGCTTCGAGTAATCGAATTATCCATTGAAGGAATCGAAAATGGAGGTGTTTACTTCGCGGATGATAGAATATATCTATCTGTGGGAAGTATTGGTGAAAATTCATTCCTGCAGCTCAATCTTGAGGCTTCAACAGATTCCATGATAAAGAATTATGATAAGACCCAGCCCTATTTTAGAGGGGTGGCCAGAGCATTGATTGGAACATCGGCCAACCTTTTAGTTGAAAAACTTGATCCGTTTGCTGATTTGGTATCAGGTGTAAAGAAATCCATTGGCCATTTGGTATTAAAGATCAGTGCATTTGAGCAAAGCATTTTTACCGGGATAACCACAAGTGTTGCCAATTATACCAATGTCAGATTCCTTAAGGGATCAACCCCAAGTATAAACAATCGACTATGTTATCTCCCCTCAAAGATTACCACTTCAGGGTCCGCTGTAATCGTGTTGCATGTAAGGGCCGATATTGACCCTGGTGATATAATTATTTCCGGTGACATTGATCATGTCATTGCAGGGCCTGCACCGAACAATGCCCTTGTCTATTCTGCCTTGGTAAACCTATCGGAATTCGATTTGGTTACTGGAGATATATTGACAATAGTATATGGTGACCAGACCGTTGTTATAGAGGTTGACAACGACATCGTGGAAAGCAACTTATTGGCGTTTGAGAACGAATGGGGAATGTTTGAATTTTTCGAGACCAAGGGATTCCGATCCAAAATTCCATCAACCAGGCAAAAAACGTATGAAGTTTCAATTGAAGGAAAACGGCACACAAAAGTATTGGACGCTCCAAAGGGAAGAACATATCGATTCAATACAGGTAATATGGGGACAGAAGATGAAGTTGAGTGGATGGCCTCGATGTTGTTCTCTAAAAGAATTTTTATGTATGAAAACGGCCAACCGATAGAGGTCTTAATTACCAATAGGAACATTTTGGAACGACAGACAAGGAGACGTGTCATGAACTTTGATTTGGAATTCAAAAAGGCGGTCGAATGATAGTATTTCAAACTAAGGATGGTTTTCAGTACGATTTGACTGGACATGGGCTGACTTTCAATGAAGAATCCCCTTTGTTCTCAACTGAGACCAAGTCAAGCTTTGTATTTCCATTCAAGGCGCCATTGGACAGTGAACTTGCAATAAGGCTTGGTATGGTCACCGAGGAAAATGTTTCCAGTTATTCAAGGCGGGTAAATGGGTACTTGATTGTTGACAATGAATTTTATGATGCGTACTTGAACATCTATGAGATTGGTGAATACGATATGGAAATCCGATTGTTCTATGGAAAAGAGGTTTTGGAGGTGTTCAACAAAAAACTTTCAGAGCTTCCTTTCCCGATTGTGGATACCGGGGACGACCTTAACGACTTTTCGCTTCAATCTTTAAGCCGTTCTTGGCCAGACATCACCCACAACTTCCCAATGGTATATAGGCCTGATATCTCGGAAAATTCTGATTATGGACATTTCAATGGATACATGAACTGGAGAACCGAAGACTTGTCAATATTCAGGACCAATTCAAATATATTGGTGGAGGGTGAGCTTGTTCCACAAAACAGGAATGTGGTTTGCCCAATGCCCTATTTATTGGAGGTTTTCAAGGTTGCCTTTAAGTCCGCGGGCTATGAAATAAGAGGGGAATTCGTCAATCATCCACTTGCAAGAAAAATGGTTTACATTCCTAAAAAGTATTTTCAGTATTATTCAGATCCAGTCGTAAGGTCGGTATATACATTTAATAATTCTTCAAACATTGTAAATGAAGTCCAAACCTTCACTAGGGTTCACGTGCCGTCAAAGAACGGTACATATACCTTACACACCAGATTAAACTTCCCGAAGGGGGTCACGAAAAGATTTTCCTTTTCTGTAACCTACAATGATAAGACCTATTATGGTGTCAACGTTCAGAATGAAGGGATCAGTATAGATGAATTGTTGGAAATCAATGTACAGGACGATATTTTCACACCGATCCAGGTAACACTATCAATCGATAGGCAACAAAGGAGTATTGATGGATACACACATTTTGTGTTTGATTATCGGGATGGCAGGGTCAATGCATTCCCACAACGTTATAGTTTAAAGGAAGTTTTGCCCGACATGAAATTCAGGGAATTCTATGATTCCATTGTTCAGTGGCTGAATTTGGATGTAGTTTATTTTGAGAATTCGGTCTATTTGAATTTCAAGGACAATACCATACAGAGAATGGTGTATGAGGACCATACCTATTTTGAGGACCCCAAGAAGTCTAGAGGGGTCATGAACAACAACCTTTATAAGTTGACCTATCCGGATGGAAAAAAAGTTTTGGTAACAAGTACGGGACAAGTTTATGATGAAAGTGAATACACAGTATCAGAAATAAACCCGGTTGATTTTAGTGTTATGCCGGTAAAGGTGTTCCAACTTAATGGGTTCCTTACTGGGGAGTGGCCAAATGATTATGCCGATTCGGTTGTTTTGGGATTATATGATGGCCTTCAGGGTGGCCAGCCCGTATTGGTTGAATCAGTTGATGGTTTTGACCTTTCCCTACAATCAGTTTATGACAACTTCCATAAATTTTGGTTGTCATTCAGAACCAATTCTGAAACCTACAAGGATAAGTTTTTCATGCAAGCTTCCAATGTTCTGGATATGCTGAAGGGTAGTTTTAGGTACAACAAGAAACATCTTATCAAAAAAATAAGGAAGGTTCGTGTGAATGAAGAGTATTGGCAAGTCAATGTGGAGTCTGAAAGTTTCTAGATTTTAACCGATTTAATTTTATCGTTGGCCACAAGTATATCTCTTGGGGTATATGCGTCAGTTTGATCGCTACTATGGTGTCTTGCTTGATTTCTCACTGCAATAAGTGGAACACCCGCCTTGAGTAGATTGGTGATACCAGTATCCTTTAATGAGTACCATTGGTACTCATTTGGCAAATTAAGTTTTCGTCTTAATCTTGCCCATTTGTCACTTATCCTTTTGGGGTCGATTTGTGATTTACCCGGAACAAAACTTTTTGAGAAAAGATAGTCTTCGGAATCCGCCCTTGAAATATGCTCTGCTAATTTTGGTAGTAGTGTATCAGGAATTGTTACCGGCATACTTTTTTTGTTTTTGGAAATGTTACCTGGAATATGGATGATTCCATTTTTAACGAATACGTCGGCAACTCTTAATTTCGATATCTCCGTTCTGCGAATTAAACAATAATAACATACCATACAACAAATTAGATATCCATGGTCATTCTTTTCCAAGTGGAAGAAAATTCGATTGAGCTCAGAATCTGGGATTATGACCCTTTTTTTCTTGGACTCCTTAACGGATTCTATTCTCATTGTAGGATTGATGGATAAATACTGATGCTTGATCAACCAATCGCAGAAAGTACTAAGGAATTTAAGATAATTGTTCCGTGTTCTTGCTGAATTGTCCCGTTCATAGTAAATATGGTCAAGGAAGTCTCGGACCATACTCTCGTTTAACTTGATACAGAAGATATCCCCATTTCCGGATTCGATCAGATAAATCAGTAAATTTTTCAGATAAGATGTGTAGGCCCTCAAGGTATCAGGTCGAAGACTATCATTCAATACCTGTTTTTCAATTCTTGATAGATAGGTTTCAATGGCACTTTTAAGCTTAATAAACCCCTTTTTTTCACTTTTTGACAAGAATGGATTCCATCCCCTCATCAACCTTCGGTTGATTTCATGTACCATTCTCTTGCCGAGCAACCGGCGTTCACTTATACTTTTTAACTTTTTTACACGATGTCGTTTGATTTTTAACTTTTGAGATACTGGATCAAGGGCATAAAACACGACTTCCCAAGTCTTATTTTCTCGAAGTTCTGCTGGAATGTAGTCTACAAGGGGTGTAGGGTGTGGAGAATTTTCAGTGGTGTACAT